ATCATAGAGGGGCTTATATTGGACTTTAACGAGGTGAGTGTACACATACCATCAAAAGAATTATTCAGTCCCTTATACAACGAGTTAAGCTACTTCACATACGAGTATAGCCCAAAGACACGAAGCATTAGATACGGACACCCTACGGGATTACACGATGATACAGTTATGAGCTTGGCTCTATGCAACTACAATAGAAAGAAGAATAAGACATATGGAACATACGCAGTTAGGTAAGGAGGTCAAGGTTATACTACCAGAGAGTGCAAGAGAACTGACTATAGAGCAGTACCAAAAGTTCCTCAAGGTTGATGGTGACCAAACCTTTACACTACTCAAGGCATTGGAGATATTCGCACATATCCCATTGAAGGTAGCCCACGCAATGAAAGCAGACGATGTTCTGGCTATCGCTAACGACATATTAACGATGGTTAGTGTAGAGCATCCACTTACAAGGAGATTGTCCTTTAGAGGTAGGGAATATGGATTCGTGCCTAATCTGGAAGAGATGAGTTTTGGCGAGTACATAGATTTAGACACCTACCTTGCAGATATGCAGATGTTGCATAAGACAGTTGGGGTCTTGTATAGACCCATAACAAAAGATAAGGGGAACTTGTATGAGGTAGAACCTTACAATGGTACGGATGGATATTCGGACTTTCCTTTAGATGTTGCATTAGGTGCAACGCTTTTTTTTTATCGTTTAAGCAACAAGTTATTGAAGAGTACCCAGACCTCTTTGGAAGTACCGAAGGAGATGGGAACTTATCCGCCTCCGCCAACTTTAGCAAGAAGTGGGGATGGTATGGAAGCGTAGACCATTTAGCAGGTGGTGATGTAGCAAGATATGATTCTATAACTAACTTACCCTTGAGACAATGCCTTACCAAACTTATATACGACAAGGACAAAGCAGAGGTAGAGCGTAAGCAAATGAAACTATCTTAAAAAAAAATAAAATAATTCTTGGTGTTAAGAAAAATGTTTATATCTTTGAGGTATAGAAATAACCAAAACAACTATTACAATGGACTTGACAAAATTGACATCAGAGAGACTTCAGCAGCTAATCGCAGTTAACGAGCAAAAATCAACACAAGCGATTTACCAAAATGCAAAAGAAGATTTAGCTAAAGCGAGAATACTATTTGAAAAGGCTTTAGACTGGAAATTAAAAAACGCTTAATTAGACCAATTTTAACAAGCCCCTCTACGGAGGGGTTTTCTTTTTTAAACACCTTTCGCTCATAGAGGTTAACATATCATAAGAGACTACTATGAGTTCATTCTACGACATTACAACAAAGATAAGAGAACACCTTATTGCTAACTCTCAAGTCAACACAGTTACAGAGGGAGACATCTTTGAGGTAGACCTCAACAAGCAGACTATATTCCCCTTGTCACATATTATGATTAACAATGTGACATTCAATGATATTGGTATTACCTACTCAATGAGCGTTCTATTTATGGATGTGGCTGATGTGAGTAAGGATGACCCAAGAGCAGAGGCAGAACCTTTCTATGGGGTAGACAACAGACAAGACATTCTAAACACTCAACTTCTGGTAGCTAACGATTTGGTGAGCCACTTGAAGAGAGGTGACTTAATGCAAGACAAGTACCAACTTAATGGTACACCATCTTGTGAGCCTTTTGAGGATAGGTTTGAGAACCTGTTGGTAGGTTGGAATCTAACCTTGTCTATAGACATTGCTAATACTATTACCACTTGTCCGTAGTAACTCAAAATACAGAGAGAGTCTTACGGCAGTTTGCCGAGAGAGTAATCAAGGCAGCGAGGCTGAATCTTGGTGCTACTCGTACTATTACTTACAACGATGGTAAGAAAAAGAGACGAAGACAAGTATCCTCTGGAAAGCTAAAGGATAGTTTAGATTACGACATTACTACAGGAGTACACCTACTTATGTCTTTCACTATGGAAGACTATGGTAAGTATATTGATGAGGGGGTTAGTGGTACGAAGTACAAAGTGCCTAATGGAAGTAGATTTGGTTTTGATGGTAAGCAACCTCCAAAGGGTTCTATAAGAACTTGGATGGCTCAAAAGAAAGTAAAGGCAAGAGACCTAAAGACGAATAGCTTTGTGAAGCAGACAGAGGCGAACCTCAACAGAGCAGCCTTTCTAATAAGCAGAAGTATTAAGCAACGAGGGATTCCCAAGAGTGAGTTCTTCCAAGCACCATTTAGATTAGAGTTTGAGAAGTTACCAGAGGAGGTACTCAAAGCAGTCTCTATGGATGTAGATGAATTTTTGAAATTTACTAAACGATGATTAACACATTACAAGGGTTATACGGCACACGCTCACCTCTCTATGTTACTTGGAGTGGTACGAGTGTTACTTCTATCCAAAGTGTAGAGTTAGAGGTATACATATGGACTGGAGCGAGAGCATCACGCCCTGCATCACCTCACATAACTATCAATAGGACTACGGGATTCGGTAGCAACACTACACACACTACAGACATCTCGTCTCTAATAGCTGACCAACTCAATACGAGTATTGCCAAGTTGTTTAACGATAACATCTTGAGTGAGCAGAATGGCAGAGTAGCTTGGGTGCAGATAGACTATGATGTAGATTACAACTCTGGTAGTAATGAGACGGGCAGTACAGACATCTTCCAAGTAATTGAGGGGTACTCATACTTTAGCGAGGGTGCTAACTTTGCGTTGACTCAAACGATACTATCACCAGATAGTGAGCAGAACACCTACGAGTACAATGTAGAGATGATGCCTATCTATGTAGGTGAGTATGGTAAGGGGTTGGATATTGCCTATGGATATGAGGATAGAGTCCTCGCTGATGGAGGTATTATTGAGAGCCTACAATGTGCAAACATTGGACTACACACAATACGCATCTTGTTAGACGATGGTACGAAGTATGACTATGCAGTCCCAGAATCAGTAATCTACACGGGTGACCAAGCAGAGGATAGAATCAAACTATTTCCAAGTGGTGTAGCCAACTTGAAGAATTGGTTAGTAACGAAGGGCAGTAGCCTTAACATAGTAAATAGCGATTGGTACAAGATACAATTACTGGACACCTTTGAGAATGTCCACGATGAGCGTAAGTTCTACCCAACTTGTGAGGTGAAGTACACTCCAATACAATTAGCGTACATAAGCAAATACGGAACTTGGAACTACGCTACTTTCTTCAAGCGTAGTGAGGAGACTATAAACAAGACAAGCCAAGAATACAGAACGATTACTGGCAATGTACAGAATGGAGAGTATCGTTATGGGTTGCACAACCCTATGTACAAGAAGTACAACACGAATGCCAAGAGACAACTAACTATCAATAGTGGTTTTGTAGATGAGGCATTCAAAGAGGTGATGGAACAAATACTCTTGAGTGAATATGTATTGGTAGTAGCAGATAGCACAGTTACTAAAGACGGAAGCACTTACACTTATACTGCTAACAACGGAACGGTTGCAGCAAATGTATCTACCAATAGCCTCACAAAGAAGACAAAGGTCAACGACAAGTTGATAGAATATACTTTAGATTTAGAGTACGCATTTGACGAACTTAACTCTACACTTTAATGAACAAGGTAGACCTATACATTGATGGGACAAGAGCAGATGCATTCAATGACGAGAGCATTACCCTCAACCTATCGGTGCAGAATATACAAGACATAGGTAAGGTGTTTGGGGAGTTCTCCCAGACCTTTAGCTTACCTGCTACAAAAGTCAACAACGGCATCTTCTCTCACTACTACAATGTAGATATAGTAGGAGGCTTTGATGCTAACATTCGTGTTGATGCTTTCATAGAGGTGAACACCATTCTATTTAGAGAGGGTGTAGTAGAGTTAGAGGGTTTGCAGTTCAAGAACGGAGAACCCTACTCATACAATGTTACTTTCTATGGTAAGACGGCAAGTCTAAAAGATGAGTTTGGTGAAGACCAACTTACTGACTTGGACTTGAGTTCTTATGACCACACCTACAACGATTTCAATATCAAGGCAGGGTTAGATGGGTATGTAGGAGGAACATCTACTATTATCTACCCACTTATTAGTTCATCTTACGATTGGTATTATAATAGTTCGGGTAGCGACCACTCGCCTAACAACATAGACTACCATAGCGGTCATAATGAACACGGAGTGTTCTACTACGACCTTAAACCTGCTATCAAGGTCAAGGCTATCTTGGATGCGATAGAAACGGACTATGGGGTAACCTTCAATAGTGACCTATTTGATAGTGCTGACTTTGCAAAGCTCTTTATGTGGTGTCATCGCAAGGAGGGGTATATGTTCAAAGGACAAAGAGACGGCTACACACCAAAGGTCATAAACTTCATTACGGGTACAAACTTTAACTTGGTAAGAGATTACTACGAGGTGACCTCAACAGTAGCCACCTATGGCAATATGAGGATAGACTACACAATCAACTTTGTGAGTGGAACAGAGTGTGAGTTTTATGTATATAAAAAGAGAGCGGACAACGCTCCAGAGAAGATAGCTTCAGTACCTATAAAAAACAACACAACAAATTTCTTCTACATCTATGACCTACAAGAAGATGACCAAGTGTATTTCTACTTTGCACCTAAACCTAATTGGGCGGGTGGTGCTTTAGAAATAGAGGTTAATGTTGAGGGTAAATTACCCGTATTCCCTTTTGTAAGTCAGTTTGATGCTCAAACGGCAGGTACGCTACAAACATTTACTACAGATGTTGTGATAGCAGACCAAATGCCAGAGCAGAAGATTATAGACTTTGTTATAGGGTTGGTAAAGATGTTTAACCTTGTAATGGTTTATGAAGGAAACAACACCTACAAACTTGAACCTCTTGACGATTGGTATGCTGAAGGCTCAACTATTGACATCACGAGATATGTTGATACTACCGAGTTCTCGGCTAACCGACCAGAGTTATACAAGCGTATTAAGTTTGCTTACCAAGAAACCGAAGCAGTAGTAGGCGATATATTTAGGAACACCAGTGGAGGTGGTATAGGGTATGGAGACCTTGAGGCTGACTTTACTTATGATGGTGGTGAATTTAATGTAGAGACCACCTTTGAGCATTTACTCTTTGAGAGGTTGGTAGATGAGAACGATGCACTCCAAACAGAATTTGCTGTAGGCAAGTCCATAGACAAGGATTTAAAGCCTTATGTTGGTGAACCATATATCTTCTATGCACCTACGCTTACACCTACACTTACCAAGACAGTCGCATATATCAACACCTCAAATACAGAGGAGGAGATAGACCAATTTTGGTTAGTGAGTAATTGTAATGACTTGGATTCAGTAGACATTACAAAGACACTAAACTACGGAACAGAGATAGACCCTTACACGGGTACTAACCAAACTGGTGGGTTGTATCAAAGCTATTGGCAAGACTATGTTACGGACTTGTACTCAACGGCAAGAAGGGTATATCAGTTCAAGGCAATCTTCCCAAGTGATGTAATGTACAAGCTAAAGGTGAATGACAAGCTAACGATAGTTGATAGAGACTACATTATCAACAACGCTACATTAGATTTAACTACGGGTCAAGTAACATTAGAACTACTCAACGATGTATAGTAAGTTAGGTTATCTTATAAAGGCTCTCAAGGAGACTAACGAAAGAGATGAGGATATTAAGATTGCCAAAGGCAAGTACCAATACCCAAGAACTCTTATAGAAGCATTAGGCAAATGGCAGTAGAGAAGAACATAGTAATTGGAGCAGACCTCTCTGGTCTTGAGAAGAAGTTAGACGAACTCATTGA